GGATGCCTTGTCTAATTCTTTTCGATAATCATCAAATGCGTCTTGAGTCTCGGCCAGCGTTCTGTTGACTTTTTGAAATTTCTCAGTGCCGGATGCTGTGTTCTTCTGTAGAGTCCTAAGGCTCTGGATCTGTTTGTCATAGAGTTGCTGTAACTCACGCTGTCTCACGGAGCCAGGTGTGACCTTCTTCAATGCTTCTATGGTGATTTTGACCTGCTCGGCCAACCGTTCTAGATTAATTTCTTCAGCCATTTGCTACTTTAAAATACCCCATTATATGCCCATATAAATACACTAGACATTGCAGTTAATATACTGTATATTTATAGATAAAAATGAACCAGATAAATCCACTAGAAAAATACTATAGACAAGCGTCGATCTATGTGACTCTGCCATCAAAAGGCAAGTATTACAGTGAAGACGTGTTTACACCCACTGCCACAGGCGAAATACCCATCCTGCCCATGACAGCCAAAGATGAGCTAGCATTCAAAACACCGGACGCAATGATGAATGGACAGTCCACAGTGGATGTGATTCGTAGCTGTGTGCCCAATCTACACGATCCATGGCAAATGGTGAATTACGATATGGACACAATCCTACTGGCCATTAGAGTGGCATCCTATGGTGAAACCATGGATGTTAATGCCATAGTGCCTGTGATCAATGAGCAGGTGGCACAGACTGTGAATCTGCCTCAACTGTTAGACACTGTTAAAAATGTCAACATCAGAGATGAAGCAAAAACCACCAACGGATTCACTGTTAAATTTAAACCACTCACGTACAAACAGATCACTGCCAGTCAATTGGCCGCATATGAACAGCAGAGAACCTACGCCGCAATAGATAGTAGCAACCTATCAGAAGAAGAAAAGAATCGTAGATTCTCAGAAGGATTAAAAAAGTTAACTGATCTCAATTATGGTATGCTGATAGACAGCATAGCATCTATCACCACGCCAGATGGCACTGTGGTAACAGACGTTAAGCAGTTGTCGGAGTTTGTGAACAATGCTCCGTCCAAACTGATGACAGAAATACAGAACGAGCTAGTGAAAGTTAGAACTCAAGCGGCATTCAAACCTCTGAAAATTGCCAGTACCGAAGATCAAATCAAACGCGGTGCGCCGGTAAATTTCGAAGTGCCCATCACTTTTGATAACTCAAATTTTTTCGTATAAAGTTAGTCTCACTCCAGGACTCTGACATCATAAAATATCTTAAAGATCTAGAAAATGAAGGTAAAAATATCAAACACGATCTGCTGAAGATCTGTTGGTATATGCGTGGTGGAGTAACCTATCAAGAAGCTCTCAATATGACCTATGAAGAGAGAAGCATTGTGAGTGACATTGTTAAAGACAATCTAGAAACCACTAAGAAAACTGGTCAGCCATTCTTTTAATCCTTAAGGCCTTAAAGAGATGTGCTACGCACATCTGAACTTCGCTATCGCTCGTTCCTTGTTGTCTATCTTTTGCGTTTGCTGTACTAGATGAGCAGTCACAATTCGGCTATTTCTAGCCGAACTGACTTCAACTCTGTTCGTGTACTGAGTTCGCAGTCACCGTATATCGCTACTGTCGTTGGGCGGTCAGGCTGTACCCATTCGCTAATTCATTCTGACGCAAATTTTGATAACCCTTATACGATAGTTTTACCAAAACACGGAGTTGTATCTGTTTCACAGAGCTCCATCATTTTTGCCTGTTGCATCTTCGGATTCACCTGTCGCTTATTCAGCCGCATTTCCGAGCTCACTACAGCGATGCTATATGTCTTGCCTATAAGAAATTGTGTTATTTGTGCCTGGTGGATGGATACGGTTGCCCATCGTGTGTATATAACATCGCAGATTTTGTCACCCCAATATCTTGAGTTTAAATACCACTATGCCAATAAACGACAGTAATACACCACAGATTTACAGTATTAATTTACCAAATTGGTTCAATGATTTTCTCAATACGTGGGGTGGTATTCAACCACAAGCAATTGCACATCATGAACTGCTGAATCTGTGTGAACATGGGTCAGTGCCATGGATGATTGTGGAAGAAACCTATTTGAAAGATCATTTTCAAACACTGAGCAAACTGTTGCAACAGAATAAAATAGATTGTTTGATGATATACATTCATCATCCTTTTTTCTTTGACACAGGCATACTGGATCAATTGGATGTTCTAGCACAACAGTCAAATATTCATATGATGGTCAATGGCTATTATTCTCAAGAGTATCAGCATCTGCCTGTGTACAACATCGATACGTGGGAACACTCAATATCTCATTACTTTAATTTATTGTTGTCCAACACTCTGCAGAAACATAGGAATCCATCTCATTTATTTTTGATGCAGACAGTGTTTAAAGATACTTTTAGAAACACAGTGGGAGATTTTTTAAAAAACTCATCAATATACTCAGAGTTCTTGCCGTTCACACAAGCAAACAGTGTTGATCTGTATCGAACAGTGGAAAATTTTATGAGCCAGTTGAAACAGACACACGGGCAAGGGCCACATATAGACGCATTAGGCTCGTACGGAAATGGCTTGCCAAATTTTAAAATGTATGAAAAAGCATTTTGTGAACTAGTTTTAGAAACACGCAACAGTGGTGCTTGGCATTTTACAGAAAAAACATTTCGTCCTATAGCCCTAGGAATACCTATAATTCATTTGGGCAATCAAACGATACACAATAGATTGTTACAGTATGGATATCAATTGTACGATCATCAATTTTATTCTGTGTGGCACAGTGACGTTGATCAATCACAAAAATTACAGTGTTTGTTGCAGTTCCTACAGCATATAAACAACAATAGCACAGCACAAGAACAGATGATACAGACCGCACAGCACAATCATCATCATTTTTATAATCAGCGTAAGAATAACTATTATAAAACTATTCAACATATGTTTGAAACTGTGTTTGGACAAGAAAACTTAACATATAAAATTTATAAACAACTGGATTTTTAAACACAATGTGGACCTATCAAAATAATGTTGTAGAAGAACTGCCAGAAGACTGCGCCGGCTTCGTGTATCTCATTACCAACACAGATTCGGGCAGGATGTATGTGGGTAAGAAACTGGCTCGATTCAAGACCACGCGATATCGAATGCATACGCAGAAAAATGGAAAAAAAGTACGCAAAAAAATTCGCGGTGCTGTCGCAAGTGACTGGCGAGAATATTATGGGTCGAGCGATGCTCTACAAAAAGACATAGAACGCCTAGGTAAAGAAAAATTTAAAAGAGAAATACTTTATTATTGTCGGAGCAAAGCAGAATGCAATTATATAGAAGCACGTGAGCAGTTTGCTAGACGAGTATTAGAGTCAGATCAGTACTACAACGGACACATAAGAGTGAGAGTACACGGCTCTCTTATTATTAACGAAGATATACAGCAATGAAAAAAAGACTGTTGGCTAAATTTCCAGTGTATTCTAGACTAGATGAACTGGATCTACAAATACGTTTTGAATGGTGGATTAAACAGTATCCTCATATAGGCGAGCTGTATGAAAAGAACAGATTGCTGATAGAAGTGGATGAGCACTCTAATTTTGTGATTGAAGTAAAAATGTCCAACAAAGAATATCTGTTGTGGTTAATAGCACATCCAGAAACTCCTCTAATAACCGAGATATACAACATATAAAAAAAGCCCATACGTTGCAACATACGGGCTTTTCTTTTTTTGATCAAAAAATAAAGAAATTATGACGCGGCTTTTTCTGCGTTTTTACTTTCTTGAATTTCTTTTCTTCTTGCTTTGATTAATTTGCCAAGTTCTGCTAGGGCTTTTCTTGCTCTAGTTCCAGCGGCTTTTACACCTTTGTCTGCGAACTTTGCGTTTTCTTCAGAGTATGTCTGAATTGTTGACATAATCGAATCGTGTGTTTGTGACATTTTGTGTCTCCTTGTTTACGTTAATTAATTAACTATATCCTAATTGTAGCGTTTAATTAGTGGTTTAGTCAACCTATATTATTATTTCCACATCATTGGCATAATTGGTAAAACCATTTTCTTTTACCACTTTCAGTACAGAATTAACTCTACTAACCAATTCATCCTTGTGAGATATCAAGAATATGTTTTTATTCTGTGTTCTTGACATATCTTTCAGCACTGCCATGGATGATTCTACTCCTGACGCATCCATACCAGCATCTATCAATTCATCAATAAACAGTAGATTGATCTGTTGATACAAGCCTTCCCATACATCTCGGAATGCCCAACTCAAACTCAATATCAAACGATTTCTTTCACCTCGACTTAGGTTATCAAAGTCTAGTTCTCTGCCTAATTCTTCTATCTGCACAGTGAGATCTGGTAAGAATGTCACAGTGTGTGGCAGTTTCACTTGATTCAAATACCAAGCCAGTCTCTGATTGAGATAGGTTAAGTTTTGTTCAATGATTCTTGTTCGTATAAATGAATCTTTAGCAGTCAACAGTTTATACAAGAAGTCTTGGTGTCGATACAGATCTTCTAACTCATTTAAACGATTATAATCTATTTTTTGTATGGCTGTTTCTGTTAATTCTTCAATCTGTTCTTGATATGGATTTTCTTTTTTCTCAGTTTGTTCCAGTTGTCTTTTTAGATCCTGTAAAGAGTTTTGATGATTGTATGCTTCTTCAATGGAATCATAGAATGTGCCAGGAAGAACACCAACATCACCAATCTTTTGAATACTTTCGTTGATGGTTTTAAGTTTGCCAACCAGTGTGGACTCGTCTTCTCGTAATTCTTTAAGTCCTTCATTTATCTTTTCCAACAACTGCTGATGTTTGTTGTCGTGTAACGGCTGTTCACAGGTAGGACATTTGGCATCTTTTGCGTATTCTAAATCTTTTTCTTTTAGAGTTATCTGTTTGGTAGTCTTGGTAACTGTGTCCTCGTGATAGGCACGCTCTTTTTCAAGACTTCTCAGAGTTTTTAAATCATCCTGCTGTTTCTGTATCTGTTTGTGCAGTTCTAATTCTTCTTTAATGTCCACACGCTCTAGTTCTTCAATGGCTGTTTTAAGTTTTTTAACATCTTCTTTCTGCTGTGTTTGCCAAGCAGAGTTTCTCAATTTTAAATTGTTTATAGACTCTTCTATTTTTTGATTGGAAGCAACTGCGGAATCAATCTTAAATCGTTCTGCCAAACTCTCTTCTTTGGCTCCTTTCATCTGCTCTTTAAGCATATCTGCTTTCTGAGACAGTATGGTAATACCCAACAACTGCTCTATAATTTCTCTCTGTTCAGACTGTTTGGTAGCAAGGAATGGCTGAGAATATGTGTTCAATGCCACAATATTTTTAAACATTGCGTGACTCATGCCCAACAGTTTGTCTATTTCGTGCTGTGTTTCTCTGTTTTCTCCCTGTGCTTCGTTGGAGTCAGAGTCTTGTTCCACATCATCTCGATAGAATCTCAGAACCTGTGGCTTTCTGCCCCGTTCAATCTTGTAGCGTATGCCGTTCTTTTCAAATTCAATAGCAACCAACATATCTTTTGAGTTGGTTTTGTTGACTAGATTGTCTTTACGTATGTTGGTGAGTGCGTCGCCGTAGAAAGCATAACTGATTGCGTTTATTATGGTGGTTTTACCTGTGCCGTTTCTTGCTCCAGCGTCATCACCACCTAGATCCATGTTCTCTCCTATAACCAACACAAGGTTTTTGCCTTGGAAATTGATACTCTGTGCTTGATTGCCCACAGATAGGAAATTTTTTACAGTTAAAGTCTTAATTGTTAACATCTAGATTATTGTAAATTGCCATTAATATTTGTTTGTCGTAGGTTTTGGAGTCCACACCTTCCAGCTGTTTGATCACAATCTGATCCACAGAGTCAAATTTTTCTATAGTGATTGGTTTGGCTTCTGCTTGATCCAGCTGTTCTGGTATGAGTTGAAACTCTCTAAGTTTGTACTGATTCATAAATGTTTCTCTGATATGATTGGCATCTTCATAACTCATTTTAAAATCTAAACCCACTCTCACATACATTTTTTCTTTTAAAAGCAAATCAGTGTTTTCTAACAGTTCACTGATTTTGTAGTGTCGATACATCGGCATCGCAGGATAATCAATATACTGCGGTTTACCACCGTGTTCCAATATCATCATACCACGAGCATCGTCACCAGCATCTGCGTAGTTGTGTGGAAATGCATTGCCAATATAGTGTATGTTGCCTCGCTGTTGTCTCTTATGGAAGTGTCCAGTGAACACATATTCTTGATTAACAAAGTGTTCTGCTTTGATACCACCCACATCAGGCATTTCTACCATTGCGTTCATCATGAAGTAGGGCAATTCAAAGTGTCCAAAAATATATCTCTGTTTAAGATCTGGTATCTTGAGATGTTCTTCTGGTTCTAACCAAGGAATCAGTGCCACATCATCGTCCAATATCCATTCGTTCACAATATGCACATTGGGAATGTATCTCACAAACTCCATGGAGTTGATTTCTCGCTTCTCTCTGTAGAATAGATCGTGATTGCCCATCAGTACATACACGTTGTCAAATGCTTGACCCAGTCTTTCCATATTGGAAACTGTGTAGTTCATTGTGGAAACGTTGGTTGAGGATCTGTGATGATGCCAATCGCCTAAGAATATACAGGTTTCACAGCCCTGTGCTTTGGCTTGTTCTATGAACCAATACACAAATGCTTCAGCATCGTCGTTGTGTACTCTGGAATTACCTTTTAATCCAAAGTGAATATCTGTAAAACACGCCGCTTTTTTAAAAAGCATAATTTATTTTACCTCTTCAAAATCCTTAGAAGAAACTTTTCCTTCTTGTTTTAATTTACGGTTCAATTCTTTTATGGCCTTTTTAGTATATACTTTTACTGGTGCAGGTTCAATTTTTTTAGCAATTGTTTTATCTTTTTTTGCCAATTTTCTCAAACGTTCTTCCTGTTCTTCTTTTTGTTCTGCTTCGCTTTTAGCCTGTCGTGTATAACTTGGCATCATATCGTTTAATTCTAATAGATCGTCTCGAATATTTTGATTTTTCTTTTCAATGTTTAAGATACGAGTGAACGAGTTTGTAATAGCCGCTGTATAATATGCAAAAGGATTTTCTGATTTGCTTTCATCAAACTGTAGACCAATTTGACTCAATTGCACCAACGCTTGTGAACGCATCTCGTCCACGTAGGTATATCCTCGCCAGTTGCTTCTACTGCTGTATCGTTCTGCCAGTTTCATAAACATCATAGCCAGTTTGTTGGTGATACGACCATGCTCATGACTGAAATAGCCGTTCTCCATACCACCAATCCAATGACTTTTGCCCACACATACCAATTTGTCGTTGTCATCGAACTTGTAGTGTTGGAATGGAGGAAAATTAACTTTCACGTGATGATCTGCTCGTGATTTAGGATTCTTTTTTCTATCAGCATCTGTGGTGATGTGATCGAATGTCATCACTCTAAACACAAGATCTGTTTTTTTAATCTTTCTAGGACTCACTGTAAAGTCGCTCATTTTAAGTCGTTTGCTTCCACTCTGTTTGGCAATAGCCCAAGCTTCATCGGTTAGACGTTTGGCCTGTACTTTTCTGGCTTTAGCCACATTGGCATCGTTGATTTTTTTAATATCAGTCACAATTAAATCGTATTGATCATACTCAGGCGCTACGTATGAACAATAGGAGTTTTTACTTCTGTGTATTTCTAACAACAGATCTCTGTTGTTCAAGTAATTTACTCGTTTCATAATTTTCCTTAATCCTTTGTTTTTAAACTATATTGGGTGTTTTTTGCTAGTAAAATGCGCCTAAAATTTTGCCTATAAATACAATATAAAGTAATGTAAATGTAACAGAATTTTAATGCTATGTCAATGATTGATAACAACAAAAAAGGTACATTTGGAGATGCACTATCTAAAACAGGTGGTGCTATTTTTAATAAAACACTAGGCAGACTGTTTGGGGCAGGATTACCAATTGGCGGTGAAAGCACCCAAGATAGAATGATGGCTAGAGCAAGATGGACCAGATCTGAAGCTTCAGATTTTAGAGTCAAAGTAGTATTACCTTCTAATAGTCCATTAATGATCGAATTCTTTGGTGGAACAAAAGATTCTGTGAAGTCACAACTATTAACTGATTGGGACACGCAAACAACATCTGGATCAAATAATCCTATACTATCTCCTTTGGCTGATTCAGGAGGGGTGATATTTCCTATAACTCCAGGTATAATTATAAATCATACGGCATCATACTCTCCATTGAATATGCCACATAGTAACTATCCTCATTATGCATATAATCATAGCGAAGTACCGAGTTTCACAATTACAGCAGAATTTCCTGTACAAAACTCCGATGATGCACGATATTGGGTAGCTATGTTACATTTCTTTAGATCTGTAACCAAAATGTTTTTTGGAGGAGAAGACGCATTTAAAGGTAACCCTCCACCGATATTACATCTGTCAGGATACGGAGATCACGTGTTTAATAATGTACCAGTAGTAGTAACAGGATTCAGTATTGATATGAGAAGCGATGTTGATTATATTTGTACGCAACAACAAACTACTCCAAGAATAAATGTTGATAAAAAATTTATAGTTGATCCAGGATTAAATAAATCTTGGGCACCAACATTAAGTACATCAACAGTTCAATTACAACCTATCTATTCTAGAGATAGTGTTAAAAAATTTAGTTTACAAAAATTTGCATATGGCAGTATTGATGATAACAGTAATAACGGTAATAAAATAGGATTTATTTAATGGCAACATACAATAATACCAGTCCATATTTTAGTACTGGTCAAAATAATTTAAGTTTAGATATGTTTGTTCCTAGAGCTATATCTGCAGACCAAGACGATATATCCTACACTATAGATAAAATTTACGCATACAGACCGGATCTTCTTGCATACGATTTATATGGCACTCCGAGATTATGGTGGGTGTTTGCTCAAAGAAATCCAGATGTCATTGAAGATCCTATTTACGATTTTGCTCCAGGAAAAATTATTCGAATACCTAAAAAGAGCAATCTAAAAAAAAATTTAGGATTATAAAATGGCAATCATCGACTCGATATTATATTCTAACAGAGATTCTAACAATGTGGGATCAACAATTGATGAATCGGAACTACATAAAAATCCACTTCATCAATATGCTAGTTATAATTATTTGTTCACTTTAAGTGCATTAGGAGAATATGATTTAAAAAATCCATTGAATATTATTGATCGTGCTCCTACTAATGTTGTTGCCCGTTCAGCAGGTATAGGAGTAGAAGATGCGTATGTTGAGGCAAATGAAGTTGCTGACATAATATCTAATGTTGGATTAACAAAAAAACAAGAAACGTATATACAAAGATCAAAATCTATATTAAATCAAAACAGAGATATATATTTTGAATCAGTTAATATAGAAACTGTACATTCTTTCAATCCAGAACGTAGATCTGCCGCAGTGGGAAAAATTAAAATAATATTGAATGAACCCACAGGAGTTACTCTTTTAGAAAAATTAAAAGCCGCGGCATACAATCGTGGTTACACAGATCACGTGGATGCACCTTATTTGTTAACGTTAGAATTTAAAGGATTTGACGAATTTGGAAACGATCGATCTATAGATAAAAACGAAGGTAAAAAATGGATTCCTATAAAAATTGTTCGAATGAATATTAAAGTTGATAAAGCAGGAGCAACGTACGATATAGATGCTATACCATATAATGAAGCAGGCTTTTTAAACAGATACAATTATGTAAGAACTTCTATTAAACACATGAATGCAGATTCTTTAAGAAATTTTATGTCTAATTTTGAAACAGCATTGAATACTCAAAATATTAAAGAAGGAGATGCAGGATTATTTACAAAAGGAATGGAAGACAAATATAAAATTCTTGTGCATAAAGACTTTGCTGATAAACCTTTATTTCATAAAGGTCAGCAAAATACTAGTAAGGTACCTGTAGGAACAACGACACAAAGAGGTTACACTACCGGAAGTGCCTCTGATATAGCCGCCGAAGCTTCTCTTGAAACCGGTGAGCAAATTTCAGATGTAACGCAATATCGATGGATAGCAGGAGGACAATCTGCTCCGGGAACTGCTATTATAAAAGTATTAGAAGATGCAATGCTGACTTTACAACCGGTTCAAGATGTGCTTGAATCTTGGGCTCAAAAAATAATTGATAAAGCAGATAAAATAAAAGCAGATACAAAAGAGACATCTGTTAGTATTCCGGTAGGAGAAGGAGAGAGTTTCAGAAATGAGACATCTCTTACGTCTGTAAGTTATGTAACAGGCGATGCTTTTCAAAATATAAATGATAAAGATTATTACGTTGATTGGTTTATAATCAAATCTTCAATCGAAACCGATGTTGGAAGATTTGATAAAAAAACCATGCAACATCCAAAAATAATAACTTATTTTATTGAACCATATAAAATACACGTATATAGATTAGCTAGGCCCGGAGTTACTTTTGGTAGTGCTAATTATATTAAAGTAAAGAAAAAATACGATTATCTTTTTACAGGTAATAATACAGACGTATTAGATTTAGATATTAATTATAAAGTAGCCTACTATCAATCAAGATTACGACCAAAAAACGAAAAGAAAAATAACGAAACCGATCCTGCCCCAACACTGATTTCTACAGTGTTTGGTGATGATATCGATATTGATAATGGATTGGATTTAAGGTCTTATCCTGCAGGTGTTAAAAATTCGACATCAGGTATATTTGGAGATGAAAATAAAGCCGAAGCAGACTTGTTTATGGATGCCTTAGCAAATCCACAAGCCGATATGGTTAAGGTAGATTTAAAAATTATAGGTGATCCAGCGTGGATTGGAGTAAGTCAATTTTTTAATTTAAATATAACATCTTCTGATATAAAAAGATTAAGAGACGACGACGGGGGAGAGTATGATGCTCCATTGTTATCTGATGATATGAAATCCTTACTAGATGCGGTAGGGGGGTCATGGAACAATAAGTTTCGATGTTTTAATTTTGATACTCATGATCCTATTGTACGTTTAAATTTTGTTATGCCAGGGGATTTAAATGATGTACAAGGAACATATGAACTTGGAGGAACCAAAAGTGCTATGTTCTCCGGATTATATCAAGTATATAAAGTAAACAGTTCTTTTAACAGTGGAGCATTTACACAAACCTTGCATATGACTAGATTTAGAAATCAATCTAACGGAGATGCAACTAAACCTATGGTAAATTCTTGGGTAATAGATACTTCAGGAAAGGTTATAGATTTTTCTAAAATAGATGTGTCTAGTACCAACGAAGAAGTTTTAAAATCAGCTAAAAATCAAAAAGTAGCGGCAATATTAAATTCATTATTAGATCAAAGAAAATCGATTCAGGTTGGAAAATACACTTTTAACCCAACAGAAGGAGCAGACACTTTTTAATTAAAGTTAGGATATTATTATGGTAGGATTAACACCGTTTTTAAGTGGAGATACAGCAACACCGCATATACCTAAACAAACCTCTGACGGAGCTAGAATAGATCCAGGTCCGTATCTAGCTATAGTAAAATCTAACATTGATCCAACCAGAATGGGTAGATTAAGTGTATTGATTCCATCTTTAGCCAATACCTATAGACCGTCAGGAGAACAGTTAATTGTGTGTGATTATCTCTCTCCTTTTTACGGAGCAAAAACAACAAGATATTTAAATCAAGACAAACCCTATGATTATAAATCATCACAACATTCTTATGGAATGTGGATGGTACCACCAGATATAGATACTAAAGTATTAGTTATTTTTGCAGAAGGAAAAATAGAACAAGCATATTGGATTGGGTGTGTACAAGATCCTTTAATCAATCACATGGTTCCGGGCATTGCGGCTACAGAATTAACTGGGTTATCAGAAGGTGTAGACGAAGACAGTAAAGAATCTGTGTATGGAACGTCATCGTTACCTGCAGGAGAAGTTAATAGAACAGTATTAGATAGATTGGGAGGTGCAGTATCTGAAGCAACTTTAAGAAAACCAATTCATCCTTTTGCAGAAACATTGAGAAGACAAGGTTTAATTCAAGATACTGTTAGAGGAACAACAACGTCTTCGGCAAGACGAGAGTCTCCAAGTCAAGTATTTGGTTTTAGTACTCCAGGTAGAAGAGATCCAGACAGCCGAACAGAAGACATGGGTGTCGATGGAACAAATCATAGAGAAGTAATAAATCGATTAACCGGACATACTTTTGTTATGGACGACGGAGATGCTTCCGGAAGAAACCAATTAGTTAGATTAAGATCAGCATCAGGACATCAGATTCTTTTAAATGATACAGCTGGTGTAGTCTATATTGCAAATGGATCGGGTAATGCTTGGATGAATTTTCATCAAGACGGGTCAATCGATCTTTATTCTGCAAGTTCGGTAGCAGTGCGTTCTTCAGGTAATATGGATTTTCATAGTGATGCTAATATTAATATGTTTGCTAAAGAACAAATTAAATTTGCCGCAGGACAAAAATTAGTGATAGATGGCGGACAACAAATAATGACATATGCTGATTATGATATTTTAAATCAATCTTTAAAAGGCAGTGTTACAACTAAAGCACCAGAAGGCGCAATTATTTCGTATGCTGGCGCAATGCAATTGCATATGTCAGGCGGACAACATCATTTAACTGGTTCTCAAGTACATTTTAATAGTATGGGCACAAGACCAGATTTAATTTCAACATTTTATAGAACAAGATATTATGATCAATCTGGTACAGGCACATTAAATACTCCTATTCCTGATGTAGATATTACTAAAAAACTTAAAGGTATACCTTTAAAGGTAGACCAAAATCTCAATATTAGTGTAGACGGTATGCGTGTACCCACACACGAACCTTTCTGGGCTCACAGAGATAAAATTGTATCGTTTGTTGGAGGTAAACCTAGTACATTAGGAGCAGTTCCAGGAACACCAGAATTTATTTCACAATTAAACAGAACTCATCCAAATGCAATGGTAAGAGCGGCACAGATGCAGGCGGATATGAAAGTACATTTAGAAGGATTAGGTTTGAGTAACGGCACAGCTGATATTACTAAATTACAATCGATAGCCACTAACTATATTGACAACTATGCGAAAGATTATAATCTTCCAGCTAGTTTAAATTTATCACAAACAACAGAAGCGATTAGTTCTATAGTAAATCAAACGGTAGGATCGATAACAGGCGAATTTAAAAATTTATTACAAAATCAAATTTTTGTAAATCAAGGAGGCAATTTATTTACAGCAGGTAATTTAAATCAAGCAATATCAGGAACAGTATCAGGAGCAATTGGAGACTTAACGTCGGTGGACAGATACATAGCATCGGCTGGCAATGTACTTAAAGCAAATCTTCCAGAGTCAATATCTGGATTAGGATTAAACAATATTACAAGTGTACCGAGTAGTATATCAAATATAACTGGTATAACACAAGGAATAAACGTAGGTAATATAACAAGTCTTACAAGCAATCTGTCTTCTAATAATCTTACTTCTGGAGTGATTAATTCGATTACCTCTCTAGGTACTCCTTATTTAAATAATACAGGAGGACAAAATCTTCCAGGTGTTATTGGTGGCGGTATTGGCGGAGGGGTTAATAACATTCCTGGAATGGGATCGGTTGTAAATACAGTAACTGAAACTTACAAAAATGTTGTAGGTAGTTCAGTAACAGCAGTGACTCAAGTTACTAGTTTAATGAGTAATGTTGGATCAAAAATTGCTACTGTAGGAAGAAGTATAGGAAAAATGTTTGGATTATAAGTATGGCACAAGATAATAAAGTTACATTTAAACAATCTCAAGTATTCAAAGGATTTAGTTCACGAGCCACTAATACCAATTATAAACTCTATGATTTTGAATTGATTAAACAAGATTTAATTAATAGATTGAATGTACGCAAAGGAGAGCGAGTAGAAAATCCAGAATTTGGCACAATTATCTATGATGTATTGTTCGAACCGCTTACTGATGCTGTTAAACAAGCAGTGGCGGACGATATTGCTAATAATTTAAATGCTGATCCTCGCATATCTGCACAAGAAATTCTAGTATCTGAAGCAGAACATGGCATATCAGTACAAGCCACAATTACCTATATACCGTATAATATCACCGAAAAATTGCTGTTAAACTTCGACGAAAACTCTGCTAGGGGTTTGTATTAATATACGCAGATTATAACGCCAATAAATACCCTTATACAAAGAGTATTAATACAAAATGGCCACAACAGATAGACAAAACCGATTATTAGTCGCCGAAGATTGGCGTAAAATCTACACCGCTTTCCAACAGGCAGATTTTAAATCCTACGATTTTGAGACACTCCGTAGAACCATGGTGGCTTATCTTCGAGAGAACTATCCAGATGATTTTAACGACTACATTGAGTCTTCAGAATATGTGGCACTAATTGATCTTATCGCCTACGTGGCACAATCACTATCATTTAGAGTGGATCTAAATGCTCGAGAAAACTTTTTAGAAACTGCTGAAAGAAGAGATTCGATATTAAGATTAGCAAGACTGATCAATTACAATGTCAAAAGAAATAAACCTGCTACAGGACTATTAAAGATTGTTTCTCTGTCAACTACACAGTCAGTAGTAGATAGTTCTGGAGCAAATTTAGCCAATACAACTATTATATGGAATGATGGAACGAACAGCAACTACAGAGAGCAAATGATCAATATTCTTAATGCCGCAAATGTAGAAGGGCAAAAATATGGAAGACCATTACAGTCAGACTCCATCGGCGGTATAAACACAGATGTTTATGTGTTGAATAGTTCAAATGCAAATGCTCCAATGTTTTCTTTTTCAAAAAATATAAGTGGAGTATCAAGAGATTTTGAAATTGTACCAAGTTCTATAACTAATTCAGAATCTATTTTTGAAGCACCACCATTACCTGGTGGAGCGATGAGTTATGTGTATCGTAATGATGGCGCAGGTGATTCCAGTCCTAATACTGGATTTTTTGTAATGTTTAAACAGGGAGTATTAGGAAGTATGGATTTTGAAATAGGTCAACCCACTACAAATTATTCTAAATATATCAATGTTGCTAATATCAACAACGACGATGTATGGTTATACGAGTTAGATGACTTTGGACAATTAGAAAAACTTTGGACTAGAATTCCTTCATTATCTGGAAATAATACAATTTATAATTCTCTATCTGCTAATATAAGAGACATTTATAATGTAATCACAAGAAATGGTGATGCTGTGGACCTTGTGTTTGGAGATGGAAACTTTTCAAACATTCCTTCTGGGGCATTTAGGTTATATTATAGAACTAGCGACAACGCAAGATATTCTATTCAACCTGCTGATATGCAGAATATTCAATTCGGAATACCGTATATAGATGCCAATGGCGGAAGACAAATATTAACAGTGGCGGCTTCGTTACAACAATCAATATACAATGCCACACCAACAGAGTCTAATACTTCAATAAAAACCAAAGCACCACAGGTGTATTATGCACAGAACAGAATGATCACTGCGGAAGATTACAATGTGATGCCTCTGTCAGTGTCACAGGAAATTATCAAAGTTAGATCAGTGAATAGAGCGGCAAGTGGTATTTCAAGAGCTAAAGAAATCATTGATCCAAGTGGAGCATATTCAAATGTGTCTGTGTTTGCCGATGATGGTATATTATACAGAGAAGAATCTACACCTCAATTTACATTTACGTTTGCTAACAGAAACGAAATTGCAGATGTGATTGGTCGTATGGTGGAAGGCAGATTGAAAGAAGCATATGCAAGACAATTTTTCTATTTAAAATATGGTTCTAAAGATTTAGAGCCATTAACTGCTAACTGGAACAGTACCACAACTGGCACGAACACTAACACAGGATATTTTGAATCAGCTGGTCCGTTGACTCTAGGCGATTATGCTACAAATAATTTGAAGTATGCTAAAGTAGGATCATTGATAAAATTTATATCACCAGATAGTAGACATTTTTTAAATGGCAAGTTAGTTACTGCTGGCACAACAGGAGCACAAGATCGTGCTTGGACAAAAATATCTGGAGTAGTATTAGACGGTGCTAATTCTGGAGTAGGCAATTTAGAATCAGGATTAGGACCAGTCACATTGAATGATACTATCCCCGATAATGCAGTGGCTAGTGCTGTGTTCCCACCATTTACTACAGTCTTTGATACAGCATTAAAAAATGATGTTATTGAAAGAATTGAAGCATATGAAGAATTTGGTTTGAGATACGACGAAGAAGATTCGGTATGGAAAGTTATCACAGCAACTAACATAGACGATACAAACATATTCAGTTTGAATAATACTGGTAATACAACACAGGCTAATTTAGATGCTAGTTGGTGGTTTAAATTTACAAACGACGGTAGTGTTTACACAGTGACATACAGAGCATTAGACTACGTGTTTGAAAGTGTTGGAAAGAATAAGTTTTATTTTGACAAAGCAGACAGAACCTATGATTATATTTCAGGTAGCACTGTTAAAGATGTTATAAGAATTTTAAAATGTAACACAATAACTAGTACTGGATTAGGTTTAAATTACACAATCGATTGGCAGATTGTAGATACTGTGGAAGAGAATGATGGATATCAAGACAACAGAAAAGTTAAAGTAGGTTTTTATGATGGAGATGACGATGGTGTTGTAGACAATCCAGACATATTTGATATCTTTGTTGAACCAGATACAAATGTCACAGCAAAATTTGTATTTTTTGAAAAATATATAGGCTATAACAATATTGAAAGATGGAGACCTTATTCGGCTAGTAATTTTGTTGTTACAGAAAATGAAAGCGATATTGTGTTGCCCGGAAATTATACAGATGGACAATTATTTTATTTCTACGGCGAATCTGAAAATATTATCAAAAAATTTGATGCTGATAATGTAGTTTTAAATACCACAACAGATTACAAAGCACACAGAGGTAGAAGCGACATAGAATTCCTATATAGACATACAGCAAGTCAGAGTACAAGAATTGACCCAGCACAAACTAATATTATGGATATCTATCTATTAGAAAGATCTTATGATCAAAGATTTAGACTGTGGTTACAAGAGGGTGGAGAACAACCAATACCTTCTACGTCGGATCAATTGCGTATCAGTTATGCAGGAGTTTTAGAACCAATCAAAGCATTATCGGATCAATTAGTATTTCATCCTGTAAAATATAAAGTGTTGTTTGGCAATCAAGCAGAAGAAAGATTTCAAGCCACATTTAAAGTAGTTAAAAATAATGCTACCAACGTAACGAATTCAGTAATCAAAACGAGAGTAATTCAGGCAATCAATGAGTTTTTTGCTCTAAATAATTTTGAGTTTGGAGATACGTTTTACTTTACTGAACTAGCGGCTTACGTACACAAACAACTAGCACCAGATCTATTAACAGTGGTTATAGTACCCAACCAAGAAGGTCAAGTGTTTGGATCACTATTCCAAATCAGCAGTGCTCCTGATGAAATTTTTGTCAGCGGAGCCACAGTTGACAACGTGGAAATTATTGATGCGGTTGGAGCAAACCAATTGTTAGCCAAAGGCACAGTGGTATCAAATACTACAGGATTGACAACAAACATCAGATCAACATCCGCAGTATCGTCTGTTACCACTTCTAGCACTGGTTCAAGATCCAGCACAGGTAGTAGTGGAACAGGATACTAATCATGGCGGATACTATAATAGATAGTCAAAGTAACGAAGTAGAAGTAACACAAAACGGAGTTACTCTTAGAAGAACTATTGCTCATCTTCCTGCATTCTATAGAACAGACGTTAACGAAAGATTTTTAAACAGTACATTAGATCAACTCATCCAGCCAGGAAAACTGGATCGATTAGACGGATTTGTGGGAAGAAAAGATGCATATACCAATGTGTCCACAGACAAATACATTGAGTCTGGATTAAAAGACCGAGATGATTATCAATTAGAACCCACAGTAACTTATATACAAAAAGATTCTTCATCGATTAATCCTGAAGATCAAGTTAAGTTCACAGCAACCTATGACGATTACATTAATCAAATCAAATATTTTGGCGGTAATGTTGACAATCACGACAGACTAAACAAAGAAAAAATTTATTCTTGGAACCCTTCGATTGATTTTGACAAATTAATTAACTATCGAGAGTACTACTGGCTACCAGAAGGACCAAATCCAATATTGATCACTAACAGTGGTCCTAACACAGTGACTGAAATTCAGGTAACACATCGAGCTCAAGAAGCATATTTGTTCAGCACATATCCTAAGATCGATAATCCAACAATAACTTTGTATAGAGGTAACACATATAAGTTTCTTGTTAACACATCAGGACATCCTTTCAGTATAATGACAGAACCTTTCAAAACAGGAGTGTCGGCTGATGACAGTACCTCAATTTTATATTCTACAGGAGTATCAGGTAACGGTGTTGAACAGGGGGTGTTAACATTCACAGTGCCTACAGGAGCACCGGATGTGTTGTACTATCAGTGTGGATCTCACGCCGAAATGAATGGTGCGTTTACAATTAAAACTATCACAGACACAAACGAAATTGATGTGTTACACGAAATTGTAGGTACAAAAAATTACACATTGCCTTCAGGAACAAAATTGTCCAATGGAATGAAACTGCGTTTTGACAGCAATGTAACCAATACAGATTACGCCACTAAAGAATTTTATGTAGAAGGTGTAGGTAGTTCAATCACACTAACAGACACTGCTAATTTAATTGTGTCAGGGGCTTATGCTCAACAACTTACAGAACCCTATGATGGTGTACCTTATGCAGACAGACCCTATTCTGTATCTTTTTATAGACCAGTTGAAAAAGATTATATCACAATTAAAAGAGACAGCATTGACGGTAATGCTTGGTCTGCTTATAACAGATGGTTTCACAGAGCAACAATTGAAGCCACAGCAGAAGAGATTGGCTATACACCTAACCTATTAGAAGAAGATAGAGCCAAAAGACCAATCATAGAATTTGATTCTGGTTTAAGTTTATATAATCATGGTATAGCGGCCAAACGACCAATCACACTAGTAGATAATGTAACTACAGACATATTTTCTAAAATGGTTAATCAAACAGGATACATTGTGGATGGTGTGCCATTAAAAGATGGTATGAGATTACTAGTGTTAGCAGATACAGATCCATTAGTAAACAATAGAATTTATCTAGTAAATTTTGTTAGTGTTGCTGGACGAGAAGTAACCACATTAAAATTAACAGCAGATTTTGATGCTCGACCACAAGACGGTGATAGTGTTAGTGTAGAAATGGGCCTTAAGTACCAAGGTAAAACGTGGTACTATAACCAAGATCAAAATACATGGATAATGGGACAAAGTAAGACAAAGTTAAATCAAGCACCATTGTTTAGAATGTTTGATGAACATCATAATGCTTTTGATGATCAAGCTGTTTATGAAAATTCTACATTTACAGGATCTAAGTTATTTGAATATAAAATTAGCGATACTGCACCTGTAGATCCTGTATTAGGTTTACAAATCAAATATAACACTATTAAAAATGTTGGTGATATGGTTTTCACCAGCGACTATTCTACAGATTCTTTTGAGTATCAATTAGCAGGAGAAATAAAAACAAGAAAATTTAATACTGGACATTATCATCAAGTGTTAGCCAGAGAAGAACACATCAGTCGAGTGGGTTGGTTACAACGAGCAGAAGAAAGTAAACAGAGAGTTGTAAGAATATTCACAGTAACTGATGCCACTGATAGAGCATTCCCTATAGATGCTTTTTTAAACAGTAAATCACTTACTGATTTATCTGTTGTAGTAGAAGTAAATCATGTGGTTCAAAACATAGAAGATGATTATGATTTAGTAGATGGACTTAGCAATAAGTTTGTTCAGTTTACTCACGACTTAGCACTAGGAGATTTAGTAAAAATTACGTCTTCGAGTTCTGCTCCTAAAGTTAAAGATCAAGGATTATATGAAGTACCTGAAAATTTATCAGTAAACCCGTTCAATGCTCAATTGGGAGATTTTACTTATGGACAAATATTAAACCATTTAAATGACATTAACGAAAAGAATACAGAAATTATTGGGGTTACACCAGGCAGTAGTAATTTAAGAGATTTAGGAGATATAAGAACCAAAGGCGGAACCATTATTAAACACGGAGCACCATTGCCTCAGGCTATGTTCTTATTGATCGATCCTAATGCTAACGCAATTAGATCATTAGAATATTCTGCTACAGAATATCAGAGATTTAAAGAAGGATTTTTAACTCAAACTACAGGCAAAACGCACGAAGGCTCTGTTACTGATAGAGTAGACGAAATTATTAAATCTATGACAACAAGTAAAGATAAGAGTTTTCCATTCTACTATGATGATATGATTGGATACGGTGAATCGGTGCAAACAAGAACATTTACAGTACAATCAGATGAACAAGTAGAATATGCAATTGAATCATATTTTAATCCAACACAATTAAGTAACAGAGCAGTATACGTTTATCTTAATGGCGAACAATTAATATTAGGCTCTGATTATACATTTAATATAGATTCGGATGGATTAACAATTAGTACACCTTTGACAGAAGGAGACATAGTCACAATTAAAGACTATGCTAATACCGAAGGAAGTTTTATTCCTTCAACTCCTACGAAATTAGGACTATATCCAAAATTTAAACCAGAACTAGTAGTTGATAACACATATAGAACTCCAACTAATATTATTATAGGTCATGACGGTAGCAAAACTGTTGCATTTGGAGATTATCGTGATGATTTATTATTAGAATTAGAAAAAAGAATTTATAACAATTGTAAAACAACATATGATCCTAACTTATTAGCAATAACAGATGTTGTTCCAGGAGCCTTTAGACAAACAGAATATAAAACAAAAGAAATTAACAATATAACGAGTTTAGATTTTTATAGTTGGGCTGGTACTAATGGTGTAGACTATCAAAAGAACGATTCGTATGATGAGCTTGATTCTTTTACATTTAATTATAGTAAAAATCGTAGTATTCTTTCAGGAGAGCAATTACCAGGTAACTGGAGAGGTATATATAAATTTTTCTATGATACTGATAGACCACATACTCATCCATGGGAAATGTTGGGCTATTCAGAAAAACCTACGTGGTGGGAAACTAATTATGGACCAGCACCATACACGGCAGGTAATGATCTATTGTGGAATCATTTAGAAATAGGCTATGACGTTAGTCTTAAAACTTCAGTAGAGAAATATAAAAGAACAGGATTAAGCAATTATCTACCTGTGGATGACAGCGGTAATTTACGAGCACCGATTCATATTGGATTAATTGATCAGTACCAAACTTTTGGCACACAAAATAAATGGAGTTTTGGAGATCATGGACCAGCAGAAACTGCTTGGAGAAGAAGCAGTCATTATCCTTTTGCTGTAATGAAGATGTTGGCCTTGACTAAACCTGCCAAATTCTTTTCATACTTCTTAGATAACAGTAGAATTGGAACTAACCTAGCAGGCAACATTATTAATACAGACACAAAACTAGCACCCACTCTTGCAGATGCTACTTTCTATCTAGATACTTCTGGATTGACTACAGGATACAACAGAACTGCTGGATATCAGCCATTCATTGTAAACTATCTAATTAAAAATGGATTAGACCCTGCTGTATATTTTTACGATAAGTTAAAAGGATTAACAGTTCAACTAGCCTACAAGTTAGGTGGTTTCACTGATAAAGACAATTTAAAAGTTTTAACAGACAGTATCAGTCCAAGTTCAACAGCAGGATCACAATTTATTCCTGAAGAAAACTACAAGATTGTATTTAGATCCAGTAATCCTGTGGAAACATTTGAATACTCTGGAGTGTTGGTTGAATTAAATTCAGCAGTATCGCGTGACGGTAGTACACTAGAAGGTGGATATAAAATAATTGGATATAATATTTACAAACCATATTTTAAAGTTCGTACACCAGTTAAAAATAATAATTTATACAATATTCAAGTAGGCAACTCTCGAGCAGTAATTTATAAAGACTGGAGCGAACGAGAAACTGTAATTCCGTATGGTACGGTGTTTAAGAATATTCAAAGTGTTGTAGATTTTCTAATAGGATATGGTAAACATTTAGAGACTCAAGGGTTTGTCTTTGATAAATTTTCAAAAGAATTAAAAGAAATTAATAATTGGGAAACTTCTGCTAAAGAATTTCTATACTGGACACGACAAGGATGGGCGGCAGGGTCTGCTATTACTTTGTCACCAGCATCTGATGGATTTGTAATACAGACAACAGAATCTATTATTAGTAAATTTAATGATATGTTTGGACAGTATTCGATATTGAATGCTAATGGAAAACCGTTAGAAGCCAAGTATCTTTCAACCAAGCGTATTGGCAATAAATTTTCTATTGATGTAAAAAATACAGAAGAAGGCATTTATAATATATCAATGAATGCTGTACAGAAAGAACACATTATATTATTTGACAATATCACAGTGTTCTCAGATATTATCTATCAGCTGGTCACAGGATTCCGTCAGAAGAGATTGAAACTGATAGGGTGGAAAACAGGCGATTGGAATGGAGATTACTATTCTCCAGGATTTATATTTGATGAAGCCAAAGTGAATAGATGGACTGCTAACACAGACTACCATATTGGCGATACGGTAGAATACGGTAATTATTTTTATGTGTCCAACTCTAATCATAATTCAGGTAATAAATTCGACCATGGGACATGGACAAGAAAATTAAACAAACCAGCGGCTCAACTTATTCCAAACTTTGATTATAAAATTTCACAATTTAATGATTTTTATAATTTAGAAACTAATAATTTTGATGAAACCCAACAGCAATTGGCACAGCATTTAATTGGATATCAATCGAGACCTTATTTAGAAAATCTATTTCAAAATGATATTTCACAATACAAATTTTATCAAGGATTTATTAAAGAAAAAGGCACACTTAATGCCATTCAAAAATTAGTTAAAGCTAAGTTTTATGGGGAGAACATCAATTTAAATGTATATCCTGAGTGGATGTTTAAAGTAGGAGAATTTGGCAGTTTAGACCAAGATAAGGTTGTACAATTCCTCATGGAAGATGACAAGTTTACCAACACAGTTCAAAGTATTGAATTATTAAATGATGAAAACTCTAGTAAAATCTACAGTAGATCTGCCGCAGTGTATCAAGACGAGATGCACTCCACACCTTTAGAATATGTAGCATCTGAAACATTTAAAAAATATGATTATACACGAGAAGGATATGATAGAGATGTTGTTCAAACATACAAAACAGCAGGCTATCCTAGATTGTTTGATGTTCAACACACAGCACTTAACGAGCGTGATTTATTAAACTTAGATATTAATAGAATTAGAAATAGTGATTTGATTTGGATTGCTAAAAAATCTAATAATGATTGGGACGTACAACGTATTACATATAAAGGTATTTCTTTAGTATCGGTTGAGCATCAAACAAATGATAATCTGTCGGTTCTTCAATTTAACAACAACCATGGATTAGAAAAAAATCAATATATTGCTATTGGCCACAGCCAAATACCAACGTTGAATAGAGTATATCAAGTACGAGAAATTTTATCTCAAAATTCTATTTTAGTAGATTCTCTTTTACGAGAAGCAGTGTCTTTGAATAACATCAATGCAGACGAATCTACAGTTTCAGTATACGGATTATTATATTCGTTCATTAGTATGAGAATGTCGGCACTAAATGATAGTACATCGATATTACCTTATAATGAATATCGTTTGGAAGATACAGTGAATCAAATTCCTGGTGATAAACTTTTTGTAGATAATCCCGGAGCAAAATGGAAAATATATGAAAAAACTAATCCATATGTTTACAAAAGATTAGCATCTATTGATCCAGAGTATAATCAAGAGTTTGGGTATCAAGCAATATCTACAGCTGACGGTAAGTTTTTAATTGTATCTGCACCAGGAGACAGAGGAGACACCAGCACCGGAATCAGTCCATATTCACAAGGTGTTGTTTATATCTTTACAAGAGACGAAACCACTGCTGGTACTCTATTCCAGTCTGTTAGATCGTTTACAATGACAGATAGTGATACAGGTACAGGAAGATTGGGAGAAAGTTTATCACTCAGCACTGATGAAAACTTTATAACCGCAGGTGCTCCTTATGCTAATATATTGTCTTCGGATGGTAGTACACGAATCAGTAATTCTGGAATAGTTCATATGTATGCTTGGTCTAACACGATAAGATCTTACGAAGAGTTTACAAAATTTACTGCACCAGAGAGTGATATGACATCGGGGTTAAATTATGGTTGGGCTCACGTGGTAGCAGAACCAACAGAAAATAGTAATAGAGCAACAAGACAGAAATATCTATTAGTATCTGCACCTGGTTATAATACTGATACAGGAGTGGTATATCTCTATACATACACACCGGTTGGAGATAGTACAGTATCGGCATGGACACAGGACAACACAATAACCAGTAGTGAATCTGGAATATACAAACGTTTCGGTCATAGGATGTCAATTAATGATAATGGTGATATTCTTGCAATATCATCGATTAGTTCGAGTGATTCAGGTATGGTTGAAATTTTTGTTAGAAGTGATACAGTTAGCGGAGATAGCACACTGCCAGGTTTCACTCACGTACAAACATTAAGGGGTGTAAATTTTGAAGATAGCACTGCAAATACTAGATTTGGTGAGAGTATTTCAATGACTAAAGACGGAAAAACTCTTGTAATTGGTGCGCCTGGAATAGATAATAGTTTACAAGCAGATGCAGGAGCAATCCACATTTATAAATGGGACGCAAATAATGATTCTACTCAATCTTATACTCTAGACCAAACTATTTTATCACCAGATACAGCAATCAATATGCAGTTTGGATCTACAGTACATATTAATAACAATGCCACAAGAATTGTAATTGGCGCACAAGGTTATGCTAATACTAGAGATATGTTGTTTGACAATGGTATGACAACGTTTGATTTACAAGATACACAGATTGTAGATTTGAATACAGGATCGGGCGGAGTATTTACAGCAACCAAATATAATGACGATTTTTTATTAGATGGAAAATTGGTTACAACTAATGTGTCAGGTGGGGACAAATTCGGCAATTCAGTATTTGTTATTAATGATACAGTATTTGTGGGTGCTCCAAACGATGATACAATAACTTCTGACATTTCTACAAGAGAAAATGACGGAATGGTTGGTGTGTTTGATTTAAAAAAATCAGGTCAATATTCTTGGAAAGTATTAGAAGAAGAACCAGAATTGGTAGATAACAGATTGATTGAAAGTGCTTTTATATTTGATAAAGCAGAACAAAAAATTAAAGGCTATTTAGACTACTACGATCCAATTAAAGGTAGAATATTAGGTCTTGCCGACAGAGAAATTAACTACAAAACAGAATGGGATCCTGCTGTATATGATGTAGGAACAAGTGGAAGTACTGTACAAAATACAATGTCTTGGGCAGAAAATCACGTGGGAGAAGTATGGTGGGATTTATCTAAATGTCGTTGGTTATGGTACGAACAAGGAGATCAAGAATATAAAACTAAACACTGGGGAAAACTATTTCCAGGTAGTGTCATAGATATATATGAGTGGGTTGAAAGTAAACTAACACCTGCTCAATGGGCTAATAGTGCAGATACTGCTCCAGGATTAGCAAGAAGAATATCTGGACAACCATTGTATTCAGATAATTCAACATATTCTGTAAGACAAAAATATGATTCAAAGTTAGATGGATTTATTAATTACTATTATTACTGGGTTAAAAACTCTGTGTTCTTACCTAATCCTGCAATATCTGTAGTTACAAGAAAAAATACTACTGCATATGTTTCAAACATTATTGCTAATCCTTTAGCTAGTGGTATACGATATTTCACAGTATCGGATGTCAACAAATTAATTACATTTAATACTAAATTTGATCTAATTAATAGTAATACGGTATTGAGTGTAACATACAAAGACAACAATAGTGAGGATATGGGAGATTCTCATTATGTCTGGAAATTAATTAAAGAGGGCGATCGAGAGGATAGACCTGGAGAACAGATTGAGAAAAAATGGTGGGATAGTTTATCTGGACAAGATCAAGACGGTAACGAAGTACCTGATATTAATGTTCCTTTAGCACAAAGATACGGAAATAAAATAAGACCAAGACAGAGCTGGTATACAGATAGATTTAGTGCCTTAAAAGAAATAATTGATTATTCAAATTCTGTGTTAATCAAATATCAGTTAGCTAATAATATTCGATATAGTAATTTAAATGCCGCTGAAGCCGAACCTAATTTTATTTCTGGAGAATGGGACGAAGCAGTAGACACATATGCTGATTTAACTTATATAAACACTCAAGATATCAGCGGTACTCTTAATGTATTAGTTCATAACGACGAACAATTTAATCAAGGTTATTGGTCAATATATCACTGGGATGGTCGTGAATGGATCAGAGTTAGAGTACAAACTTACAAAACTAGTGCATATTATGAGCAAGTGGACTGGTACGCTCCGTCATATAACGAAAATAAAATTATTGAAAAACAAATTCAATATCAATATCAATTAGAATTAACAGAGGTATCACTGGGTGATTATGTTAAAGTATTGACAGCAGACACAGGTGGTTGGAAAATATTTGAAAAAACCAAAGACGAATTTGTTAACGTGGCCACACAAAATGGCACAATTCAATTGAAAAAATCTCTTTATAATTATAATTTAGAAAATACTGGTTATGCTGGAACAAATCCATATGATGCTACATTCTTTGATAGAGAACCTCAACTAGAGTTAAGAAATATAATGAAAGCTCTGAGAGATGATTTATTTGTGGGAGAATTGTCGGTAGAATATAATAATATTTTCTTTATAGGTGTTAGAAAAGTATTAGAACAACAGCAGTATGTAGATTGGTTAGTACGGACATCTTTTATAAATGTATCTAATATACTACGAGAACTAGATCAAAGAAAGAATTACAGAGTTAATACTGAAAACTACGTGGAAGAATATATCAACGAAGTTAAACCGTTCCACTCAAAAATTAGAGAATACAAGTTAGGATATACAGGTACAGAAACACAAGACGGTATCTACACAGACTTTGACTTACCTGCATTCTATGATGGAAACACGATTAGAAATATAAATTTATCCACAGACATTCTTACTTTAAACACATATCCATATCGTTTCTGGAGAGACAATTACAAAAAATATGTGACTGAAATAGATGTGGTTCATGGAGGTAGTGGTTATATTACTGCTCCAACAGTGACACTGGTAGGTGGAACAACAAAAACAGTAGGACCATTCACAGTGCTAGGTACTAGTACGTCTGGTAGTACCAGCGGATCATATGGTTACTTCTATCCATTGTACACAGCACAGATTGATGCCAACGTGGCAGATGGACAAGCGGGTGGTTCGAGCACCAGTGATAAGTTTACATTCTCAGAATTCCCTGGTACAGATTTTTATATGCCAACCACAGGACAGAATACAGGCAAAGTGGATAGGCCGTCTGCTTATGATGTTTACACAGCATCTGATGTGGATCAAGCCACTGCCAAAGCCACTATTAGAGAGGGTGCTGTGGTTAGAATCACACTGTTAACTAACGGATCAAATTACACAGCCACCCCTCGAGTGGTGATTACAGGTGGAGGAGCCAACGGAGTAACACCGTCTGACACTGCTAGAGCCTATGCTGTGCTTAGAAATGATCTTGTGAGAGATTTAAGTACAACAATCAAATTTGATAGAGTTCAATCCACAGCCACAGTGTTGACTTGGACAGCCAATACTGCGTATGCTTACAATGATCTAATACGATATGAAAATTCTTTTTACAAAGTCACAACAGGCTACACTAGTACTGATAAGTTTGATGAAGGATTGTCAAATCTTGTTAAATTGAGAGGTGATGAACCATATATTACAGCCGCAGAGAGAACTCTAGGATTCTACACGCCTACCGCAGGTATGCCAGGCAACGAATTGTCTCAGGTAATGACAGGCGTGGACTATGGTGGAGTGATGGTTACAGGTCTAGCATTTGACAACAGTCAAGGTTGGGACGCTTCTCCTTGGTATGATTTACCTTGGGATGGTTACGGATTAAGCAGAGTCAAAGTGTTTTATGGTGACGGAACAACCACACAGTTTACTTTTGATGTGGCTCCAACATATCTAGATGTATACACAATATATTTTACAGATATCAGTGATTCTTCTGGATTGTATCCAGCCGCGGTGGCCAATGTTAATAGAAAAAGACAAGTGTCGCAAGTGATACGAGGAGATGGATCCACTAAAACATTTACAATTGTGGGAGATAATGGTTCTCCAGCGTCCGCGGACACATACATTGAATTAATACCTTTTGAAGAAGACGGTGTAGCAACTCCTACAGATGACAAAACATTGGACAGTTTAGTCAGTGGTGGTTTATTTAAATCAGCATTGGGAATATCTCCAAGTGACATTATTGTTGAAGGTGATGCGTTCTTAACACCAGAAACGTCGTACTCACCAGAAGAAAATCTTCCAGGATCAATATTTGACACATTAGATATTAAAGTTTATCAAGCACCAGAATCTGGATTACCAAATATATTAGTTAAAAGTTATTTAGGAGACGGAGCAACTGATACTTTTAGTACAGGTAGACGTCCAGGATCATTAGCATCGGTGATAGTTTCAGTAGACGGAGTAGCACAGAGATTAAACACAGATTATACAGTAGATATAGCAAACAATACAATTACATTTGCATCATCGCCAGCATCTAATTCTAAAGTATCTATTAAAACATTTGCTGTTTCGGGTACAAATTATATGATTTATCAAGAAATTGTTGGTGATGGGTCTACAAGTACATTTTTTACTCCGGCTAGAGAAACATACCAATTTGATAGTTCTTTAGCACAATTATATGTACTAATTGACGGAATACCTACAACAAATTACACCTATGTTGTACTTGATAAACAAATTGTTATTACTTTCCATAATGGGGATGGTAGCACTGCAAGTCCTCCGTCTGCAGGATCATTAATACAAATAAGTTCATACAATCAGTCAATTGGTAGTGGTAGAGCATATACAGAAATACGTTCTGAAGAAATTACATACGACAGTACTAATGACGTTTATACTTTAACATATCCAGCTGGAGCAATTGGTCCTTACTCAAGTTCTACAATTTTAGAACATCAAGGAAAAATATTACGAGGACCAGACAACACTTATTATAATGGTGATGGGTCAACAACATTGTTCTCATTCTCAGGATATGCTGGCTCCACAGAAGGAGATAGTACATCAAGTGGATATAGAGATACGATATCAAACGAGACAAAAAATATTATCAATGCTCCAACAACAGTAGATTCATTTCTAAAAACAACATATCACAGTGCTTGGTATCTAGGAGTAACATTAGAAGAAGTAAGTGGAGAGTTAGCTACAGCCAAATATTCTTTAGTACACAATGATATAGATGCGTTTGTTTCTACAACATCGTTAACACCAACAGGATCAGAAAATCATATCGCAGTAACTGGAGACATTGAATCAAATACAACAGTGCGATTATTAGGTACAGGTGCTTCCACACTAAACTCTGCTTCTTGGTACAGAATTGGTTTAGGAGACAACACAGTTTCTAACACCATTGATCCAAATGTATCAACTATTGAAATAAATCCAGTTACTTCGTCTGGCACAACATTGGATAGTTTTAGTATTTCTACATATCGAGGCGCCAAATATTATATTTCAGTAAACGAAATAGGATCAACAAAAAGAAGCAACATTGAAATTTCTGTAACGCACAATGGCACTGATGCATTTATATCATCTTACAATATTATTAATACTGCATCAGATTTGATGACGATAACTGCTAATATTGTAGGAAGCAATTTAGTAGTTACTGGAACAGCAGTATCAAATAATGTAGATGTAAATCTATACAGAGTTATTTTAACCGATACTGAAGTTAGTAACGGTTCGACGCTGATAGGTTCAGTCACAGTGAACAGTGGTTCAACACAGCTGGATTCATTTGTAACATCAGCATACACTGGTGCACATTATATTGTGTCAGCGTGGAATCCTACCGAAGGAGCAAGTTCGTTGTATGAAGTAACAGTGGTTGGACAAAATGGAAATGCTTTTGTATCTGCGTATGGAGTTAACAGTAAAGATAGTACGCAATTAGAGTTCAGTGCGGACATATCAGGTAGCATCATAACGCTTAATGCTAGTTCAACATCAGGTAGTGGCACAATAGTTAATGCATACAGGGTTGGATTGTTAGCGACACCAGGTGGTGCTGTGATTGATCCTAACAAAGTGAGAGTGTATGTTAATGGTGCTAAGAAAGATTTATACTCGGACTACACTGTAGATATTGATGCTAAAACAGTTAATCTCACAATTCCTCCAGCATCAGACGACATAGTTGTTATATCAACAATTGTAGGAACTCATTACTATGATAAGAACGATCAAATAATACTACAACCAGACAATATGTCTGTGGACGGAATAACTCTATCACACGGAGATACAATTAATGCAATAACATTTAATAATGTTGCAGGAATGAATCAAAGAAGAGAAGTGTTTGTTGGAAACTCTAGTGGAGAATTTACAATATTTGGTCATCCTTTAAATGCTGATCACGTGTTTGTGTGGCTAAATGGGGAAAGTTTAGTGCAAAATTATGATTGGACTATAGCTGGTTCGTTCTTAAGTATTCCTAATAGATCATTAACAAATCAGGACAGAATAGATGTAATGTATTTTGATGAAAGATTTGATGCACAATCAAAAATGGAACAAGTTAGTTGGAGAATCTTTAAAGATATGCTTAATAGAACATTCTATAAGAGAATGAACATATATGAAACAGCAAACTTGTCTATAGATTTATTAGATGATAGTACAACAATTACTGTAGACGACGGAAATAAATTAACACCAGTTGACGGTAGTACTCAACTACCAGGAGTGGTTTATATTGGTTCAGAAAGAATAGAATATTTCTATAAATCAGGCAACGTTTTATCGAATATCAGAAGAGGTACATTAGGCACAGCAATACAACCACATAGATCAGGATCACGAGTTATAGATGCTTCTGGAAGACAGACGATACCGTATGCTGATACTGTGTATACTAAAAAACACATAGCTGATGGTGATACCACAAGATTTATTTCATCATTATCAGTATCTTCTCCATATGAGATAGATGTATTTGTGGGGGGTAGAAGATTACCATATCTCAACGAAGACAGCAGTGCTAATTACACTGTGGATACTTGGGATGGTAGTAGTGCTAACATAGTATTAACAGAAAAACCAGCATCTGGTGTAGAAGTTAAAATTATACAGAAAAAAGGTAAAATATGGTACGATCAAGGGGATGGTACAGCCACAAACGGACGTGGTTTTAACAAGTCTGATACTGCTCAAGCTCAATTTATAAGAAATGGGTCGGGCATAGTATTTGGTAGAGGCCAGTACAGTATAGAGTAATAAATACAAGCGATGGACAAAGAGAATAAACAAATACAACAAGAAAAAACAGAGAAGAAAATGAAACAATCAAAACCTCAGGATAAATCAGGCATCAAAGTAGAGGGACATATCAAAATTTGGGATCCTACTTCGGGTGAAGTTATTGTGGACAAAAGAAATGCTATTCATTATGAAAACATGAGTATAGCATTGGCTTCGAGTTTAGCAGATAGGACAACAGGATTTATTCATGAAATGGCTTTTGGAAACGGTGGAACCACAGTGGATCCAACAGGGATTATCACGTACCTAACACCAAACACTACAGGAAGTAACGCAAGTCTTTATAATCAAACATATTACAAAGTGGTAGATGATAACTCTAGTGGAAATAAAGATACTTCAAGAAACAAAATGGAAGTTCGACACACAGCAGGTAACAAATATACAGATATCGTTGTGACTTGTACTCTAGATTACGGTGAACCAGCTGGACAAGCGGCTTTTGATAATACAACAGATTTCAATGACACATTTGTTTTTGATGAGCTAGGTTTAAAATCTTTTGAAGGTACAGAGAACGGAAGTACAAATAAACTATTGACTCACGTAATTTTCCATCCTGTGCAAAAATCTTTAAACAGATTAATACAGATTGATTATACTTTGAGAATACAATCATTAACAACTTTTACGGAATAATGTAAATGCCATATACAGTAAACAAAACAGACTCAACTGAATCTCCCAATCAATACACAGTACAAGATTCGGTTGTTAACACACAAACTGATGTATCTTTTGTAGGAAAAGGTTATGCTGGATATGGAGAAGTCATTGCTGAAAATTTTTTACATCTATTAGAGAATTTTTCTAATGCAACAGAGCCTACAAAACCAATCAAGGGACAACTTTGGTTTGATTCTAGCACGTCGAAATTAAATGTATTTACAGGTAGTAGTTTTCAACCTGTGGGTGGGGCAAACTATACTTCAAGTACTCCTGTAGGATTAAAGGCAGGCGATTTATGGGTAAATGCTACTACTCAACAATTATATTTTAACAACGGTGCTGAAGATGTTTTAATAGGACCGCCTACTTCAACGGACAGTGGATTTACTTTTGAAACTATTGAGTCTTCTATAGATGAGAGCAAGAACATAACGTACTTAAACAATAACAACGTTTTAATTGGAATAATCAGTGACGAAGAATATATTCCTAAAATAGATATTCCAGGATTTGCTACAATCAAAAAAGGAATTGTATTAAGCACAGATTCAGAGTTAGATGCAAAGTTTCATGGTATTGCTACAGATGCAGAAAGATTAGGCGGATTAACGTCTGATGTTTTTTATAAAGTAACTGGAGGAAACCTTACAGGAAAAATGAACATCCGTTCGGATGAAGGGTTAAACATCGGTGCTGACGACGATTTTAAAATTACAGTAGAAACAACAGGTGATGTTAATATTATCAATGATACCAATAACGGTGATTTAAGATTTAGGATCAAAGATGGCGGAGTACCTACAACGGTAATGACTATCGATGGTGCAACATCTAGAGTGGGTATTGGCACAACAACACCGGGTTCAGAATTACAAGTAGTAGGTACAGTAAATGCAACATCTTTCACAGGACCTCTTACAGGTGCAGTTACTTCTACAGGAATAACGATGGTATCAGATGGCTCTATTGCTTTTGCAGGAGCTCTAGATGATAGTTATGAAACTACACTTCGAGCTTCAGAACCAACAGCAGATAACACAATCACTTTACCAAATAGATCAGGCACAGTGATAACATCTGGAGATTCAGGCACAGTAACTGGTAATATGTTAAAAAACAGAACAACTTTTCAAATATTAGATTCTGGTGGTGCAACACTAGTTACAATGTATGCGGCAGGATCAGCTACCTAATAGGTATGTTGATATTGACAAAGTTATATTATTCAATTACAATGATTAATAATTAAATTTATATGGCTATTAGAACACCACTATATTATGATAATTCCGGAGGAGCAAGTAATCCTATATTGAGAGAGATGACAGCTCTTCAGATAGATGAGATTAAAAATGCCTTTAAACAATTATATTTTCAATCACCGTCTGTGGCTTTATCAGTGGTTGGTTCTGCAGGTAATGTAGGCACAATGTATGATACTCGTTTACGAGCAGGTGATGTAGCAGTAGGAACATCAGCATTTCCAGCAGAAGCCATAACACAAGAACCACAACTGGTTCAAGTAGGATTGAGTAGAATTCAACAGACTATTAGTACTGATGCAGAACCGTCTAATGCAGGCAATATTGATTATCCAGTTTATTATTACGAAGACGTGTCAGGAAAACATATTGTAAAATCTATGACTTTACAAGATATGTATGATACATTTGCAAAAGATGTGGTCACTGACAATTTATCAGTAGGGGGAGCAGTATATACAGTATCAACCAGTACAACAGTTTCTGGATATACTGAAGTTAGTGGCAGTGCCACCCCAATTTATACAGATACTAGAGCAGACACATCTGCTTATAATGCAGGTGAAATTCCAGAAACAGATGAAAATACAGTGATACAAAATTATTACTTACATAAGAAGAATTATACCACACCAGCATATACTTCTCCGGCAAGAGTAACTCGATTAGGAAATATAATAACACCAGATACAACAACGTGGAATACTCTTTTTAAATCAATTATACGATACATAGTTGCCAATACAGAAGGATATCGTTTGCGTTATTCTATAAATGGTTCAGGAGTAATAAACGGAACCCAAATGACAGATACACGTTTAGAAGGTGGTGCAGGAACATATGCAACCTATCAAGCAGGTGCCGACGATTATAGAGCTCAAGAATTTCCAGATGGGTCACCAGTAGTAATTAATACTTACGGATTATACGTTAATCAAGAATAATGATATTAGACAAGGGACGATTTACTGAAGCAACATTTGCCAGCAGTAAACGTAATTTAATTTTGGCTATATGGTTTGATGAAGATAGCAAACAGTATCACGAAATAGCAATCAAACCAGATCTAAACGATAAAAATTATCAAAAATTATTGAATACATTTACTACAGATGAAATATCGATGATGACTGACCAAAAGAGAAAACTAAACAGTCAGAATTTTGAAACTATGGTTAAAGATGTAGCATTAAAATATCAATTAATTTATGATCCAGCAGTAACTAATCCTCAAGACAAATTAGTAATCGACAATATATTCAACACACCAGAAGGCAATGTAGGAACTGATATGCTGTTCAATATTAAATTAAAGATATTTGATCTACCTCAAGTAAAAGAATCTACCAATACTGAATTAAAGAAAAAACTCAGAGAAGCCAAAACCCCTTTAGAATCTCTCTATATTGCGGGTAAATTTTTATACGAATAAACTGTATTTTTCCCAAATATTGACTATACGATAAAAATTCATTATAATTATATTTGATTAACTTGATGCACAATCAAGAAAGATGAACCAAATACCCGCTATGTTCATCGCTTCACTAATCCCGGGCAAATTCACTTTTAAATTTTTTTGTATAAAAAAATAAAATTTAATAGGAGAATAACGATGATTTTTAACATCAATATACCCAAACCTCAAACATTTGACGAATACCTGATGTTCCTTGACAACCTCGTAGGAGCCGCTGAAAAGGATCTAGGACAAGACGCTACAGACGAACTGCTGTGCTTCGCAATAAACGACGATCGAAGATCGTTGTTTATTACCGACAACACCAATCCAAAAATAATAAATCCACCATATCAAGGAGATGAATAATGGCAAGACGTATAATTCAGCACCCGTTCCGAAGAAAGGTAGTACCCTCATCATCAGCCAAACGAGCAGAAGATATATTAAAATTAATCAGACAAAGACAAGCCGAAGCTGATGCTAAAAACCCTAACATTTGGAAAGTATATCCTGCGGAACCTGAACCAGCCGGCCCTACTGCGGACGACTGGCAGAAATTTAAACGTGATTTTGTAGAAGAGTACGGTGGTGAGCAGGTCAAACCCACAGGAATGACTCACTCCGAATTCTTTGACTACTTCAAGAACGGAACTCGAGAGTGTGACAGGAAATCTAAATTAGCAAAATTACTGGAAGACATTAGGAAAAAAAATTAAAGTTAACAGTTTATTGTATACTAGAAGATCTATACAAATAATTTGTATTTTCCCCAATGATGAGGATGATTATCCATATGGGTAAAATGTACATATTTGATATCAGAATGAAATTCATCACCTAGAAACATATAAGGATTGCCAGTTCTCTCAGTGTAGAGTCTATTAAGAGTGGGCAGTGTGTGTCGAGCAAAACGATCATTTCTAGCATCCATTCTACAGAACCAAGCGTCGGGTAATTTTACAAGTTCCAGTCTTTCATTCACAGAGTCTTCTATAAAGTGTTGTTCTCCATTAACAGGACCACTGGTAAATCCTTCTTCTATGTATTTCTTTTGCCAGTGTTCTGGATTGCTCATAAATTTATCATAGATATAACGACAATCACGAGGATAATATTTGTAAAATCCACCGTTGATAGAGAAACGTTTGGCTTCATCTCCTTTTAGATCTCTCCACCATCCTGGTGCGGCAAGGAATTGCCCAGGCTTTACGGGATATTCAAATATTTTTTTATAATCATTTACTAGTAAAATATCAATGTCCATAACACAGACGGGCTCGTCCTGATCCAGCGTCATACCCAACATTTTGTTCCACTGCAATTTAATATTGTCTGCTACTGGTTCTCGAATCCAATGGAAATCATATTCAGGTAATTTAGATTCTAAATAGGTTTCATATTCTGGACCATATCTATCACCTATTCTAACTGCTACGATTTTCATTGTACCCAATACTCCTTAATCCACGAATCAACTTCGTCCTGTTTAGGACCGTTGTTCAATATGCACACTTCGTAGTCTAATCGTAGTTTTTCAGGAGTGGTGTCTTTGCCATACTTTACTCCTTTCCAGTAAGAGTACGCGATACCTGTGGGCAATAGATCTATTTGTACAGGTTCGTGATAGAGATAACGATCTATGCCTCGATATTTAAATAGGATCATATCTTTGTGCTGTTGAAAATAATCATAGATTTCATAGCCCTGTGTGCCTTCCCATTTCATAATGGATGAATTATACTGTGTGGGATATTTTTCTTCTGGTGTTCTTGTTTTGTTAGGCAAAAGAAAACCTTCTTTCCATTGCGAATACAGTATGGACACTGTTCTTGTTTTGACAGAAAATAATCGTTCTAATGGATTTAAAATAACAACATCTAAATCAAAAAAGATATTTGTGCCTTTGTCAAACAGTTTAAACAGTTCTATTTTAGGCCAATAGCCAATGAGATCTGATTGTATAGGTACTGTTTTTATTTGCGGATACAGTCCTGTGGGATCGTCAGTATAACAATAGAAATCAAATGTTTGTCCACAAGAATTCTTGTAAACCATAGCATACAGTTTATTCACAAAGTCTGGAGAATATTTTGTACCCCACTTAACACAAACTATATTGATCATACCGTGCTGTACTCCCATTTAGGATGCTGTGCAAGTTGTTCTAAAAATTTTTCACTGTTTAAAAACCACACAGTCTGATCAGCACCTCTATAAAATACATTTTTTACTCTCTCTAATACTCCTTGTTTGGACAACAGTTTAGCCCATATGCCATTCACCTGTTTCATACTGGCTTCGTCTTTGTCTGACGAAGTAATATAACATTTACTACCTTGTGGCAGTGTGTTTAATATTACAGGAATAAAAATTTGAGAACATACATTTTGATGATGTATAATACCATCTTTAGTTCTTATATGTTTAATTGGTAGCATATCACTTAACACACAGGTTCTTGCACAAACACGATAACTGTTTTCTCCCATGACATCATCGAAGCTATGAGCCACAGTGCTACCTACAGGCAAATGGTTGTAGAACAATATCCAAAGTTTGAAGTACGTATTGTTTTTAAATGTATCAATCAAACTCTTTTGAGAAGCATTGTTTATAAAACCTTTTTTAGAACAAGATTCATAAAACGTGGTCAGATCTATACTGTCATTATATTCTTGTATCTCATACATAGACACTATTATATAACTTTTTGATTTTAATTAAAAGAATATTTTGTAAGATCAGTAACAGAACTGTTTCTAAATGCTCTTTTTCTTTTGACACACCCACTACAAATACCACAATTACCAACATCTACATCACAACTGCTAGTTTTGTATAGATAGGAAATAAAATTTGTGTCGTCATACAGATCTATAATTTCGTTGGGCATTAAATTTCTAAAAGGTCTCACGTTGGTATAAAAATCTTCATTAATATGTTCAAATCCAATATACTTGCTCACACCAAATATTTTTCCATTATTTTCGATAACGTGTTGATATAGTTCCGGATACTTGTCTGCGTTTTTTTCTAATAATGGTTTTAATTTATCATCTGTTATTTTACCTTGAGACCAACCACACGTATTTAAAAATGTCATACTTTCTTCGTGTAATTTTGTGTGTCCAGACAATACAAATTTAAGTTTACCTTGATATCGTTCTAATAATATTTTTTTAACTACAGCAGTCATTGATTGAGTCTTTTTGAATACTTCGTTGCCTATTTCTAATGTATGTTTTCCTCCTAACTGCTCAACTCCTTTTTGGAATGTTGTTTTTAGAATGTTTAATTTGTCTTCATCTTTTTTGTACAATAAAAATTCGTCAAATGCTATAAGAATAAACACCACACGATCTATACCATATAATTCTTTTGCAATAAGTGCCAATAATGTAGATTCAATACCACCTTGAAATAAGATACCTATTTTTTCATCTGCGGCGAGTTGAGGGAATTCAGCAGTTTCAAACACTGTTTTATTTTTGCCTAGCACATATTTGTTATTCATTATCTATTTCCTCTTTATAATGCCACAGTGTTTTCTGTGGAATTTTTACACCATTCGCTTCTATCACGTGAACTTGAGAACCTGTACAGCGTTGATGACAGATTGATTTGTCATTTTTGTACATTGTTTCCAACCAATTTTGAAATACAGAGTCATTCAGTATTTCAAAGATATCACGTTGATGCAATGATATAGCATATTTATCGTGCGATATTAGCCAGTTGTTCTGTTTGTTAAATGATGATGCTGTCCAACAGCAGGGAAACAGTCTGCCCCAAGAATCCACATATATTTCTTTGCGTTGTTTGTGTAGGCATATCAGTTCGCCTTGATGTTGCATATGTTCAATATTGAATCTGTCTGCTGTGGGTGGATATATTTTTTTAATGTTATTGTTTTCGTCTTTGTACTGATAGGCTTTTTTAAAGTCTCTAAATCGTGCAGATATTTTTAGAACAAAATCTCTAAATCCCATCTCTTTTGCTAGAGCTTCTGCTTCTTCCACTTGATGCTCGTTGTGAAAGAATGGAATGTAGAACCATTTGGCATTGGCTCCGGTGTCTATGAAAGCACGAGCATTGTCTATTAGTTTACTCCATTTAACCCCAACTCTATAGATATGATTGGTATCTTCCAACCCGTCGATGTGCCATTCCACAAATGAGTGTTGAGTCTTGTTGTATAATTTGCCCAGTTTGGTCCAAAACTCTGTGTTTCGTACACCTCCATTGGTGCTCATAGTAATCTGGATGTTGGGATTGTGTTCAAGTATGTATTCGTGTACTGCTAATAGATCGTGAGCAATGGCAGGATCTCCATAGTTGCCACAGAACTTAATTTTCTTTAATTGTGCTACAAATGAAGGCGGAAAAAACTTAACAAAATTTGCGTAGGTAATTTCTGATTGATTATTGAGTATTATTGGGTTATTTGTTCGAGAACACATTGGACATTTGGCATTACAACGGCTCGTAATTTCCACGTGTACTGAGTCTATTTGGTCCATTATGTTATTATACATAGGTATTGCCCAAATATCAAGCATATATGTAAAAACGCTTGAAAACGTTATTTGTCTCGCGAAATAAATACAAGCATATGGCATACATTGTTAACAAAACAGACGGCAGTCAACTAGTCACAATAGCAGACGGAACAGTAGATAACACCACATCGCTGTATCTATTTGGTAAGAGTTATTCAGGCTACGGTGAATATTTAAACGAAGATTTAGTAAGATTATTAGAAAATTCAGCATCCACAGCGGCGCCAACAGCACCGTTAAGAGGAGAGCTATGGTTTGACACAAACAACAATCAATTAAAAGTATACGATGGGTCAGTGTTTAAACCTACAGGAGGTGCAAAATCACAATCTGCAGAACCAACAGGAGCCAGTGCTGGCGACCTTTGGGTGGACAGTGATGATGAGCAATTATATTTTAGAACCACATCAAACACTTGGCAATTAGTAGGACCTCAATATACAAAATATCAACAACTTTCAGGATGGAAAGTAGAAACTATCAATGATAGTTTTGGAGTTAGTAAAGTAATCAGTTCAATGTATAACGGCAACACACGAGTTGCTATTTTAAGTTCAAGCTCATTTACTCCAGCATCACCTCCAACAGGTTTTGCCACAATCTCTGCGGGTATTACTTTGAACAGCACATTAGGAGCATACTTCGAAGGAACTACAACCACAGCGGCCAATCTAAATATTTCTAGCACATCAAATCCTTCTGCATCAATTATTGCAGGTGGAAATATCATGAGAAAAGATATTGCTCAAACAATTGCAGGTGTATTGACAGTGTCTACAGATTCTGGAATGAGAATTGGTGCGGCAAATGATTTACAATTATCTGTATCAGGTATTGATGCTACAATCGCTAATATAACTCAAGATGGAGATTTAAGTTTACAAGTTAATCGAGGTGGTTCAACAATTACTCCAATTAAAATTGACGCTTCCAATGCTCGAGTGGGTATCTTTACAAGTTCACCTACAGTGCCTTTAGAAGTTACAGGTAATGTTAAAATTGTAGGTAATTTAGAAATTACTGGAGAATACAATGCTTCATCTACAGTTATCAGTACATTTGATGATGCATTTATTAAATTAAACAATGGTAACTCTGAAACAGATGCAGGTATTATTGTTGAAACATCAGATACTAATGATGCAAGATTATTTTATAATGTTGCAGGAAATTATTGGTCAGCAGGAGAAAATGCAACATATTCGCAACTTATTAGATTAACAGATGCAGTTACAGATGGTCATTTATCTCCAGAAAAAGTATTAAAAACTACAGGTGCTGGAAATGTTACTGTTACAAGTTTAACATTAGGAGCAGTTGGAACAAATATATCTACCACAGATACTTCTAATCTTAATGTTCCTACAACAGGACAAGTAGCAGAATCTATCTCAAGATGGGGAGGCAGTTACGTCACAGTGGACGGAACGACAGGATCACCATTGGGTAATAGTATTGCTGGAAAACGATACGTAGAGACTGTAGCACCAACTAGTGGACAAGGAAGCAACGGGGATCTTTGGTTTGTAAGGGAGCCGTAAGCCATGCCCTATACAATAATTACATCATCGGCTACTAATCCGTTAGATCCTTTAGAAATCATCGGAACTAATCATACTCATACATTTACATATGATGGATTAAAATGGGATGGAATAATTCCGGCCGGCGCTCAATCTATGGAAATTTATCTATGGGGTGGCGGTGGTGGCGGTGGCGCTCAAGAAACCACTGGTTCAAACGGATACGGAGCCGCTGGACAATATGTCACTCATTCATCAATAGATTTAACCACGCACATAGGAGAATCTATCACAATAGGTGTTGGTGGTGGTGGAGGCGGTGGCTCTAACGGTGGGGGAGTTGCAGGTGGAACCAACGGTAGAAGTTTATCAGGATTTTCAGGTGGAAAAGGTGGTGCTTCAGGACCCAACGGATCTTCAGGATCTGGGGGTGGAGGAGGCGGAGCCACACTTATCAAAATAGGTTCAACAGTTATCGCAGTCGCTGGTGGAGGTGCCGGAGGTGCTGGAGGTGGAGCAGACAGTCAGGGTGGTTCAGGTATAAATTTAAATGTGTCTACAACAGGTACACCAAGTACACTGGGAGAAAACGGTCAGTACCATAACGGAAACGGTGGTGGTGGTGGAGCCGGTGGTGGTGGAGCCGCAGGAGGTGTTGGAGGAGGCAGTAACGACAACGACACAGGAGGTAGTGCTGGCTATAGTGGTACTTCATTAATACCAGCTGGTGGAACATCTCTTATTGGTAGTGGAACAATACCTGCAGGATCTTATGGATCTGCGGCAGTAGGAGGAAATCAAGCAAACTCAGGAGCAAATGGTAAAGCAATTATAATTGTTCTTATGAGATCAGAAGCAAAAGTTAAAATTGATGGTGTATGGAAATCAATTACACAAATTAAATTTAAAAGAGACGGCATATGGAAAAATATTACAGCCGCTTATACAAAAATAAACGGAGTATGGAAAGCTATATTCAATTCAGGATTAGAATTAGTATCAACATCAGCCGGTTTTGGTGATGCTACAGGAAATCCAGCAACAGGATCAATAGGATCAGGCCCAGCCGCGGCAAGCGGTGGTGGTGGAGGTGGATGCTGTATCATCTGTACAAAATTGTATGAGTTAGGCTATCTGTCAGAAGACATTTATAAAGCAGACGAAAAATTTGGACACTGGTTGAGAGCCAATGACCCAGATGCTTATTACGGTTATCTAAAATGGGCACGAGTGGTTGTAGATTGGATGTCATCAGAAGGTCCTCAATGTATGTTCTGGATCAAAGATAAAAAATTACGAGGTGAACGACAAAAAGCAATGGCCACAAGATGGGCAGTTAGAATTGCCACACCATGGGCACAGCATATGGCTTACAAAATGGGTGTATTAAAAGAAGACAGTCGAGCAGGACGTTGGATTATGAATATTGGTTTATGTGTGAGTAAACTGATTGGTAAATGTATCAAGCACACAGATAAACCTACAAAAAATTTAACTTTAGGCTATGCAATGTGGGGAATTTTTAGTATACTATACCTAATTGCAGGAGTGAAATAATATGGGAATAACAGTTGAAGAATATCTCGCTAAAAAAGAAGCCTGTGCAGATTGTCTTGCACATGGAGATGAAGATCATTGTGCTTCTACATTATTAAGTAGAGAACAAAATTGTCTTTTCTACAATATTATTCTTGCATATCATTTGCCAGACAGAGATAAAACTCAAGCATTCACCCCAGATGAATTAACCAGCCCAGCAGTACAAAAAGAATTTGGTCTGTTAAAGTCTTTGAGAGATAAAATTAAAGAAGAAACTGTGGTTGAATATTATATAAGATCTGAACAGATTGTGGCTATGATTAAAGGTGTACATCAAAACGATAGAACAATCTGGGCTACTTACTATGAAAGATTTGTACCACCTATTTTAAATGATATTAAAAATGGTGATGATGAAGATGCAGTGACAAAAATCTATTTAATGATAGAAGAATTAGAACAAACTGGTGGACGAGTTATTTGTACTTGGCTAACCAAACAAGGATTAATGTCTAAAACCGATCTAGATCTAGATCGTGTGTTTACGATAAAACATATTGATGCAGTCACTAGATTAGGTTATCTATATTGGGCAGTGCCAATGGTAGACTATTTAGATAACATTTACAAAAGAAATTCATTATTAGATAGAGCAGTTATTAGAGCAGTAAGAATACTGGCTCAGGCTAGAGCTAACGAAGTAAAACACTGTTTAGGGAACCAAAAACGTGGGGACATATTAGGAAAATGTGTAAGATTTTTTGGTGAAGGCTTCTGTTATTTGTTGGGTTCTTTGTTAGAGAACACAGTGAGAAACAGTTTAAAAACAAAATTAAGATAATTAATAAGGAGAGAACGCAAAATGGCTATAACAAAACAACAAGTTGCAGACTACATTAATGCAAACTATCAAACAGTTTTAACTCCTGCTGATATGATGAAAGTGGATCAAGCATTGACACCTGAGTTAGCAGAGATTTTAATTAAACTAGTTGGAGATGTTAGTTTTTTAGTTCACACAAGAGATAACGGAAGCAATTAAAAGATATGAGTTACATTATCAACAAAACCGACGGATCGAAACTGATTACCTTAAAAG